CCCCGTCTCGACCACGATGGAATCGAGCCCGGCGGCGGCCAGCGAATAGCCTGTCTTTGAGCCGCTCGCGACCACGACGCCGGACGTCCCGGTGTCGTCGAGAATCGCGGCCGTCTCCGCCTTGACCGCCGCGACGTCGGCGGCAATCGACGCACCGGCCGGGGCGCCGAGTCGGGCGTAGGCGTCGCCGGTCTGCGGGGTGTTGCCGGTGTACGTCGTGATCGTGCCGCCGGTGATCGTCCGCGTGCCGACCGCCCACACGTCGGCCGCCGAGTGCGTCGAGAACCCGGTCGCCGTGGTCCACGCTGAGTCGCCGCGATCGCGGATCGCCTCCAGGCTGTCGGTCGTGCCGTTGAACGTGGCACCCTTGATGTCGGTCAGGTGGCCGGTGATCGTCGTGACGTTGGCGGACGTCGCGAGGCCCGACTGGATCTCCGTCACAGCGTCGGCCGCAAGCTGGCTCGCGCCGATGGCATCCGCCGCGATCTTCGCGGCCGTGATCGCGTTTGAGGCGATCTTGGCGGCCGTAATGGCATCGGTGGCGATGGATGCCGCCGTGATCGCACCGTTGGCAATGTCGCCCGCCGCGATCGTGGCCGGCACCTTGCCGCTCGACGGGTTGACTTGCCCCGTCCCCGTGCCGACCGTCGGCAGCCCACCCGACGCCGCCGCGGCCGCGTTGGGCAACGCCGACAGCCCGAGCCGCGTCGCGTCGAACGGGTCGTACGAGACAACCTCCAGCTCGATCGGCACCGGGGCCATGCCCGTTGCGCCTTTGAGCAGCAGCGTGACCATCCCGGCCGACGCGACGATCGTATCGGACAGGTCGAGCCGATAGACGCCCGGCATGTTGGTCGCGTCGACCTCGACGAAGCCGCCGTCGGAATGCGCGCCGCCGACCGTCTGCGTCGCCAGGGTCAGCGCCGTCGCCGAGCCCGTCGCTCCCTTGCGGTAGTAGCAGGTGAGGCCGGCCGAGTTATAGACGAGCCCTGTCTTCCCGCCGCCCGTCGTGGACGCGGAATCGGGGATGAACACGTCGATCGTCTGGTCGGTCGAGCCGGCCTTCAGGGCACGCTTAGCCAAGGAAGCCGCCTCCCATGCCGGGGTGCCTCAGCAGTCCGCCGCCGGCCGCGACGGTCCAGTCGCTCAGCTTCAAGGTCACCGGCATCAGCCCCGTCGCCACATCCGACCAGGTCGAGCCGTTCCACGTTGCGACGCACGCGCCCGCGCCGAACGGGTACGCTTCAAGATCCCGTGCGTCAGCGTGATCGAAGTAGCGCGGCGCCGGCTCCGTCGATCCCACCCGCTCGACGCCCGCGTAGTACGTCGTACCCACGCTCAGCGTGGCGACGCTCGAGAACGTCGCCGACACCGCCCGGTTCGCGGCCGTGTTGCCCGCGTGGTCGCTGTCGAGCGTCACCGATGCGATCGCCGTCCCCGCGCCGTCCCAGATGCCCAGGATCACCGACCCGCCGGCCGGCATCGTCATCGACTGGATCGTCAGGCCGAGGACGCCGACCGACTGCCCGACGCCCGACGGCAGCGCGAACTTCTGCGCCTGCCGGTTCCCGGCCGAGCCCAGCGACCCGTTGACGACCGACGACGCGAGCATCAGCCCGTGCGTCGTCGACCCGTCCCGGACGCCGCCGAACACCGGGGCGATGTTGCCGGTGGCCGTCCACGTGCCGACGTTGGCGTCGCTCAGGTAGTACGGGCTCGTGAAGTTGGACGGGCTGACGGACGTGTTGATCGCCGAGAAACTGGCGTTGTTCGAGCCGTCCACCGTCCCCGACGAGTGGGTGACGACGAGGCAGTAGGGCGTCCCCGGCGAGAGCGAGGACGCCCCCGAGACCGTGATCCACCGCGTCGAGTTGTCGGACCAGCCGAGCGACGACGGGCTGAACGTGGCCGGCGTGCACAGGTTCGAGCCGTTAGGATGCCCCGAGGCGTTGAGCCCCTGGATCGCCACCTGGTACGTCGGCGTCGTGCCCGTCTTCACGCCCAGCCGCAGAAGCACCGCCGTCGGGGTGACCGACGAGTTGACGAAGAAGACGGTGGCGAACCGATGCCCCGACGAGGACATCGTGAAGTTCGTGTACGACGCCGCGACGCCGAGGTGCCATCGCGACAGCGGCAACAGCCAGTTGACGGCGGCCATCGCTCAGTTGATGTCCCGGGTCACGGTCGCCGTCACCTTCGCGGTGACGGTCCCGCCCTTGAGGTTGGGCACCGCGTCCCAGTCCGGGTTAATCTCAACCTCCTGCGCGATGTACGTCTGCAGGGCCTCCCACCCCTCCTCGCGCGGGCCGACGGCCCACTCCAGCAGCCCATCGCGGTCGGCGAAGGTCTTCTGGAACCCGTTGTCGGCGTCCACGACGTAGGAGCCGTCGGGGAACTTCCTCGCATTGGTCACCTTCATGGGACGGTTCCTTTTCGGGCTGTCGGGCGATACGGGTTTGGCCACGTCGATTACGTCCGCAGCGTCACGGAGACCTGCGTCGGCCGGGGCGCGACGCCGAAATCCCCCGGGCCGAGGCTTCCGATCCGCGAGTGATAGAAATGAGGGATCAACACTTCATTATTCTTGACGCCCGGCGGGTCGTACGCCGCGAACCAGAGGCAGTACCCGTCGGGTTGTGCGATCTTGACCGTCGGCAGTTTGGTGCCCGGCCCGTCGACCCACTTCGCGGTCCCCTGGTCCCACGACTGCCCGCCCGGCAGCGGGTCGGCGAGCTGGCCCGTCACGGCGTCGATGAACGACTTCGACGACACCTTGACGAGCACGACGGAGACGACGTCGCCCGGCTGGTCATAGTCGGCGGCCAGGGCGGTCAGGGTCGGGTAGAGCATGAATTACCACCAGAAGAGGGCGTCTCGCTCAGTCTGCCAGGTCCAGTCGAGGTGCTTGTCGAGGCGTCGGCGTGCCGAGCGGATCGCGTCGAGCACCTTGGCCCGGACCTTGTGATAGGCATAGGGCTCCCAGTCGCCGCGCCCGGGCTCCCAGGTCGCCGCCGCGTACACGCAGCCCCAGCCGGCGGCGGAGCGAGCATCGTCGTGAACGTGCGATGGGAGCCCGCGACCAAGGCTCGCGGCGATCGCCAGGGCCCGGCCGTGGAAGCCGCCGGCCAGCGCCCGACGGTGATCGTCGAGCGGCGAGAGGTCCTTCGACCGGCGGCCCACGGTCAGACGTACGGCTTGTGCAGCGCGCGGCAGGTCGAGTTCGCGCCGCCGCCGCCACCACTGACGATGAAGCCGAACAGGGCATTGTTCGTGCTGACGGTCGTCACCTTGTTGTTGGTGCGGTCCCAGTAGACCTTTGCGCCGGTCGCGGCGTTGTTCAGGTTGGTCACATCGTAGACGCCGCCGCCGGCGGCAAGAGCACCTAGCGTGTTGTTGGCGATGTCGACGTGCGCAATGCCGCAGGTGAAGCCCGTCGTGTTGCCAACGAGCACGACCTGGCCGGCCGCGACGTTGCCGCTCGACGGGGTATAGTCAACCATCACGGGATCGCCGTGGCGGAAGGTGGTCTCGGGCATCGATCAAGCCTCCACAGGGATCACGGCCGGGGGTCTCACCACGGCCAGGGACTCGGTCACGGACAGGAGGGTGCCGCCGGAATCGACCAGTTCGTCGACGACGGCGGTCACGTCGGGGTCGGACTCCGAGCGGTAGTCGTGGAAGGCGAGCAGGCCGCCGGGGGCGAGGAGCTCGACCGCACGGGCGACGTCCGCCTCGACGCTGGCCCGGTCGTGCGCGCCGTCGATGAACGCCAAGTCGTAGGGCCCGTGGGCGGCGGCATCGACCTCCGCCAGCGTCCCGACCAGCGCGACGACGCGGTCGGCGACGCCGTGCCGCGTGACGTTGACGAGGAAGCTCGTCAGCGTGTTCGTGCCGGCGTAGACGGTGCCCCGGCCGTCGCGGGTATCCACCGAGACGACACGGTCCGCCTCGCGGGCCATGCAGACCGTCGAGAGGCCGAGCATCGACCCGACCTCGAGCACGCGCCGGCCGCGGGCCAGCGCCGCGAGCGCCTTGCCCTCCTCGTACCGCAGCCAGCCGGAGATCGCCGGCATGACGAAGCGGCCCGGCGGCGGGTCGTCGAGCGGGCTGGCCTCGGTCCACGCGGCGTCGTGGGGTGAGCCCCAGACCTCCTGGTTGGACCACCGCCACGTCCCGCGGTGCATCGCCCGGATCTTCCGCGTGCAGCCGACCTTGAGCCCCATCTCGTGGAGCAGGCGGCTAAAGTACCAGTCCTCCGGCTCGCACTGGGGCCGGTACTCGCCGGTCGGCCCGACGACGATGCGGTCATTGATCGTGAACCGGACCCGGCGTGCCCACGACTCGTCGAACCGACAGGCCCAGAGACCCGTGTTGAGCAGGATCGGATGCCCGACGTCGTGCGATGTGAACGTCTCTGGAAGCCGCTTCAGGTCCGTCATGGTCAGCCGGCAGAGCGGCCGCCACGTGTCGCCATCAGGCCGGTCGAGCGCGATCGATGTCAGCCCATTGGCATCCTTGATCGGGATAGCCACGCCGAGCACGTCGAGGTTGCGGGCATCCATCTCGGCGATCAAGGCGTCGAGCCACCAGTCCTCCGGCTCGACGTCGGAGTGCTGCATCGCGAACACGTCGACCAGTCGACCGCCGCGAGCCAGGTTGAGTGCCGTGCACCAGAGGGAGTTGAAGTTCGCCGCGAGCAGCGAGCCCTCCTGGTACTGGTGGTAGACCCGCGCGTCGGGCAGGCGGCTGGCTCGCCAGAAGCCCCGAGCCGCGCCGGCCGACAGGTCGCCGTAGCCGGGCATCCCGATGAACACGTGCGCGTCCGGCCTCATTCGGGAACGCCCCTCACTGTTGCCTTCGGCACGGTCTTGACCTTCGAGGCGACCTCGGCCGCCCACCCCCGCTTGAGCAGATCCACCGCTGTCTCCGTCTCGACATCGATGACGTCGCCCTCGCGGACGCCGTCGAGGGCCAACCGCCGCGCGTCGGCGACGCCCAGGTTCCGCAGCAACTGCACCTTCACGTGTTGTCCTCTGGGGTGTGCCGGGGCAGCCGGGCCCGCCATGGCCCGGCCGCCCCGTCGCGGTCAATGGATCAGGACGCGCCCTTGGCCCGCACGCCCGCCCGGTACTCCTGCAGGTTCACGCCGAAGTCGTGGTAGCCCCGCATCTGGATGCCGAGCACGTTGAAGTCGGCGTCCGCGCTCTCGACTACCGGCTCCTGCCGGCCGTTGAGGAACGCGACCTCGATGACCGCCAGCTCTGCGGGGTTGGCCAGGATGTACCAGGCCGTGGTCGAGTAGCCGGTGTATGCCGGGTTCGACAGGTACGACGACCGGACAACGCGGTACTTGCCCGCGTGCGGGTTGGCGACACCGAAGACCGTGTTGGTCGTCGTGTCGCGGTACTCGGTCGACGCCATGAGGCTCGCGGCCGTCGCGTTGAGTGCGTTCGGCACCAACAACAACGTCGGCTGCACGGCAACCGGGTCGCCGTCTGGATCGGTCAGGTTGAAGAAGGCCGTCTCGGCACGCGTCAGACCCTCGATGTTGAGTCGGGAGTCGTTGACCCCGACCGTCACGCCCTCGATCGCGTTGCCGCGCGCAATCGTAAAGAATGTCGAGTTGTTGAGGAACGTGGCCCAGAAGACGTTGTTGAGCTTCAAGGCGGCCCCGCGGCCGAGCTTCACCGGCACGTCCGTCAGGGCGCCCAAGTCGTCATTGATGATCGCCGTGCGCGTGATGGCGAACATCTTGCCGTACGTCTCGGCCTGGTTGGTGTACGACGTCTCGTCGATCGTCGCGTGCTTCAGTTCGCCCGCCGGGCCGACCTTGTCATAGGTAAACCCGCCGGTGAGCCGGTACGACGTAATCTGCTTGAAGTCGCGGACGCTGCGGATCGCCGCGATCTCCCGCCAGGACGACTCGACCGCGTTGAAGCCCATTAGCAGGAACTTGTTCGCGGTGTTGCCGAGGATGCCGCTGAGGCTCATCGTCGAGAAGCCGGACGCCCGGATGTCACGGGCGAAGGCGTGCTCGAGGATCGCCCGGACGTCGGTCGACGTCGGGCCAGTGTAGCCGTTCTCCCGCGCGGCCATCACGAGCACGTCACGCAGGCCCAGTCCCTGCGGGAACCGCTGGTGCGCCGCCTCCAGCGTCGGGACGTCGAAGTGCTTCTCGACACTGCGGAGCCCGCCAGCCGTGCAAAGCGCGGCCTCGATCACCTTGACGCTCGCCCGCGTGTCCTTCTCGCGAACGATGCCGGCCGGGGCCCGCATGGCGCGAAGGATCTGGAGCTCGAACTCGGTCGGCGTGACGCCGGCCTCGATCGCAGCCTTCGTCATCCGCTCGATCTCGTCGGCCAAGGCCGGGCGGTCGGCGAGGTGCTGGGCGGCGACCTGGGTGATCTTCGCCTTGCGGTCCTCCTCGGCGCGGACCTTCGCCATCGTCTCCTCGAAGGCGTTCATCGCCGAGACGGTCGGAGCCGGCGTCGGCGTCGGGACGGCGTTGCCAGCGGGCGGAACGGCCGCCGACTTCTGCTCCGCGTCGTACGCGGCCTTCAGGGCCTTCTTCTGGGTATCGTTCAAGGCCGTCGGGTCGAACCCCTGGGCCTGAAGCCACTGATCAAACATCGTGGTCTCCGGGGAAATGGAGGCCTTGGGATTCGACGCAGCCACGGCGGCCGACGTCTGCGAGTCCGCGCCGATGGCGACGAACGACGTCTCCTGCAACCTTGCCTCGCGGACGATCAGCATCGGGCCGGCGACCTCGCGGCCGTTGACCACCGCCTTCTCGCCCGCCTTCAGGAACTCCTGCCGGACGATCGACGCGCCGATCGATGCCTGCCACTCGAATCCGTTCCGCGCGTGCGTGATGACCTTCGTTGCGTCGTCGTCGTCGCCAGTGATCGTGCCGCTGATCCGCACCCCGCCGGAGTCGATCGTCGCGGTGCCCTGTCCAATGATCCGGCTGCTGTCGTGGTCGAGCAGGATGGGGATGCGTTCGCGGGCCGCCTTCAGCCCGTTCAGGTCGACGATCACCGGCGAGTAGAAGCCGCCGACCAGCATCGGCGCCCCGGTGTATCCGACGATCGCGAACGTGGGCCGCTTGCCCTCGCCCTTGGCCGCCTCGATCGTGACAATGCCCTCGGCCCGGATCACCGTCGGGGCCGGGGCGTTGGCCCTCAATCGCATCGTCCCCATCGCAGTCTCCTCCCGGACCCCGCCGGATTCGGTGTCCTCGCCGGACGGCGCCGCCGCGGGCGACGCCTCGGCCGGCGTCAGCCCCAGCTCGGCCATCAGTTTCATCTCCTCCGATCGCTGCCGGAGCCGCTCTCGCCAGTCGTGGCCGCGGCGTGCCCACTCGTCGGCCAGCGTCGTCGTGTGGTTCGCCAGCCGGGCCTCCTGCGCCCGGGCCTCCTTCTCGGGATCGACGTGCTCCGGCCCGTCCCAGAACCACTGATGCGGCCAGCCCGGCTCGCGGTCGGGCGGCGCGTCCACCAGCCCGGCCAGATAGGCCTCCTCCAGCCAGGCCCGGAAGATCCGGTCGAGCACCGCCGTCTCGAGGTGGTACTGGTCGACGGCGAGCGAGCGGTAGTAGGTCTGATGGTCGAGCCGCCCGGAGGCGTAGTTGTACGAGCTCGAATTGCCCGCCGCGACGTTGAACGGGACGCTCAGGCAGCGGGAGATCTCGTTGAGGATCTCCCGCTTGAACATCTCGTAGGTGGTCGCCGGTTGCTCCGCCTTGAACTGGGCCAACTTCCACCCTGCCGGCAAGGTGGTCATCATCCGTTTCTCGATCTCGAGCGTCTCGAACGGATCGGCATCGACGCTCTCGCCGTCGGGCGGCAGCTCCGAGAACAGCACCGCCGCGAAGTCGGCCGCCGTCTCCGCTGCCGCGATCACCGCCAGCGTGTACCGGCGCAACTGTGCGAACAGCGGGATCGCCGGCGTGATGTCCGGGACGCCGCGGGCCTGGCCCGGCCGGTCGGCCCGGAACCAGTGGAGCACCCCTGACGCGGGGATTCGGTCGTACTCCAGCCCCGTGCCGAACATCAGCGACTCGCCCGGGTGCGAGCGGAGCACGTGGTACTCGGCCGGGTTCCCCCATCGGTCGAACCGGATGCCGTCGACCGCCTCTTGCTCGGCGAGAAACAGGTCAGGCGTGGCGACCTGGTCGGCCTCGACGAGCCGCAGGTCGAGCTGGACGTCGGTGCCAAGCCGAGGATTGGTGATCAAGAGCGCGAACGCCTCGCCGTCGACCGCCCGGGCCTTCCGCATCGTGCGGAGTTTCTCGGCCAGCCCGCATGCCGCCGCCCACTGATCCCACATCGCGGAGACCCGGGCGTTCTCGACGACACTGGTACCGCGAAGCTGGAGCCGTGGCCCCGTGCCGACGAGGTCGTTCGCCAGCGTCTCGACGATGCCGCGGCAGTACGAGTTGTTCGCCGCCTCGTAGCGGGCTCGCTCGCGGAGCTTCTTCCGCACGTCCGGCGAGTTCGCCGCGCGGGCCGACAGCCCGTCGGCCATCGCCCAGTGCCGGCGGTTGTCGTCGGTCGTCTGGGCCGCGTCGTACCGTGCCCGCACCCGCGCTGCGCGGGCCGCGAACGGTCGACCGTCAGGGCCGAGGATTCTCGTCGTGCTCGTTGCCATGCCCGTTCAGTCGGCCCCGGGGGGGATCAGTTTCGTGAACCGCACGCCGCGACGCGCGTTGCCGGCGGCGGCCTTGCCCGCGAGGTGGCGGTCGGCCGCGATCAGCTCGTCGAGCGAGTGCTCCTCGACCTCGCCCGCATCGCCTCGGATCCGCTTGGGGTTCGCCACGGCGGCGGCAAGGGCGTCCTCGGCGGCCTGCGCGTTCTCGGCGTCGGTCGACATCTCACGCCCTCGCCTTCTGCATCTCACGGAAGCTCACGCGACCCTTCGGGGCCGCGACGACTTGATCCCGCCGCTTCGACTCCTGTGCGGCGCGGAAGCTCACTCGCTGCCGACGCTCCGTTGCCAGTGCGGCCTCCGGCAGCGTCGCACCCTGGATCGACGCCGCCACCGCTGCTCCGACGAGGCAGTCGAACCAGTGATTGTCCGGCCGGTCGGGACGCTGCTTCCACTCGTCGACCACCCGGCCGCGACCTTCCACCCGCACCCGGAACTCCGAGGTCAGGTGATCCGACAGCAGCCGGTGCGACTCCGGCTTGTCGCCGAACAGCGTCAGCGCCCCACGGTCCCCCATCGGCACGGACAGCCGGTGGGCCACGAAGCTCTTCCAGTAGTTCGTGTCGTAGATCACGCTCCGTACGCGATCCTTCGTCCGTACCCGCCAGGCGCCGCCCCGACGCTCGCCAGCCTGTTTCGGCCACTCGCTCATCGGGTTCGAACTGGCACCCAGGAACTTGCCGTGGCTGGGCATCAGGATGCCCGCGAACGCAGATTGCCGGCAGAAACGACGGACCACCTCCGTCGAGTCGCCCCAGTTGGCATCCACCAGGCATCGCTCGACCCGCATCACCGATCCGTCGTCGCTCGGCCACTCCCGTCCCAACACCGACGCCGCGAGCTTCTCCAGCCCGCCATAGATCCGCCCCTCGAGCCCCGCGCCCTTCACGACCTGCGATAGCGTGTGCTTGCAGTCCCGCAGCGAGAAATAAGGCCGCTTCTGGTCGGGAAACGTGCCGTAGTCGAGGACCGCCCCGGTGAAATCGTCCTCCCACCCGCAGACCAGCCAGAAGAGCACGTTGGCCTGCACGTCCACGAACGCCGTCAGCCGCGTGCATCCCGGCGGAACCGTGCCACGCGGCTGTCGGTTCACCCGCGCGGCCACATGATCGGCCACCAGGTCGTCGGGCCTGCTGTCGATCTCGGGCAGTGGCTCGTTCTGGTACTCCGCGAAGAAGGCCCGCTCGTCGCGGAGCCGAAGGTTCATCGCGTGCTGGATCGCCGATAGCTCGCGGGCCCCGAACCGCGCGGGCCACGCGACCGCGGACCCCGCGTCCATCGCCTCGCGATTCGCCCGATAGAACTCCGTCGCCTCCGAGCCGTCGCCGTCCGCCCGCATCGAGTCGTGGAGAATCCGGCCGTATTCTTCCCACAGAGCGAGGTTCGCCGGGAAGGCATAGACCATCTTCGTCCGCTGGCCGCCCCACTCCGGGGACTTCTGGCGGTCTAGCAACTCGGCGGCCAGGTCGCCGTCGCGGATCACCGTGCAGGGCATGATCGCCGCGATCTCGCGGCCCGGCCCCGCCATCCCCAGCACGTCGCCCTTGATGATCGCCGCCCGTGACGCCGACTGGCTCGGGCTCATCGCCGACTCCCGCGTCTGCGGGTCGTCGAGGATCACCAACTCGGGCCGGATCACCACGCCCGTCGGCAGCGTGTGCGATTGCCCGCGAAGCGCCCCCGTCAGACCGGAGACCGTGACCGTCGATCCCGACACGTTGACGCCGTCGCAGGCGTCGTCGGGCATCGTCGGCAGCGTGACCCGGTCATCGGACCAGTCCACCAGGGTCTGACGTCCGCGGAACAACTGGCCGATGCAGCGACGGGCGTTGTTTTCCAGCCGACGGATCGGATGGCAAACCTCGCGGAAGTCGCGAGCGAGCGCGTCGTTGAAGGCCAACTCGCTCTTGAGCTGCTTCAGCAGCCGCCGGGCAAGCTCCTCCGTCGCACAGACCAGCGAGACGAACCGCCGATGCCCGTAGAGCAGAGCCCAGATCGCCGCCCGCACCGTCAACGTGCTCTTGCCGGACCCTCGCGGCATGGCCAGGGCAAACAGGCCGCCGCCGAGGATCACCCGCTCCATCCGGTTGATCGCCCGAAGGTGATCGTCGGACCACGGCAGCGAGAACGCTTCCGGGAAGTACGACTCACAGAAACGGCGGAGCTCGACCCGGCAGGCCTCGCGGATCAGCAGGTTGCCCGGCTCCGGGTAATCGCTGGCGATATCGCGAGCCGAAAGGCTGGACTCGGCTGCCCGCCGATTGTCCGCGTCGAGCCCCGCCTGATAGTCACGACGCGGCATGTCAAAGCAAGCGGATTAGGAAAGAAAGAAATTCGACGGGTTTTCGGC